ACTGACGAAAACATCGCCAAGGCAAAGCAACTTGTCGCTACTGAGCAAGCTGAAGCCGAGCGTGTGATGGGTTCCTGCACGATTGACGGGGAGTGTGGGGCGTAATGCCTTACTACAATTACTACTGCTTGGAATGTGAAAAGGAAGAACTCCGTCACATTCCAATCGTAGACGGGATCTACACTGAACAAGTTCTCGTTAGTAGTCTCAATCAGGAGGAAGCTGATGCTCTTCCTGATTGGGATGATCCTAGAGATTACGAAGTTTATGAAGAGGTTGAGTATGGTAACATGCCTCCTGATGTGGTAAAGTGCTCATGTGGACATACTGCTGACCGTCTCGTTACTAGTGCCCCAGATATCAAACATGGTCGTAACTCTTATCATGCGATGAAAGAACGTCGTAGATACGCTATAGAAGGTATGGATAAAAAGCAAGCTGAAACCTTCTACAATGAATCTATTGCTGCTACAAAAGAAAGAGTTAAGTCGGGCCACCAACACTACAAGAAAGTTGTCCCAAACTACAAGGTCTTGGCCGAGCAAGGACAAGTTCGCAAGTTAAACGATCAAGAGAGAGCAGACAAAATTCAAAACTTAAAAAACGCAAACCGTGTTCTGACCAAAGACGGTACCATCGGAAAAGCAGCTAGGAAAAAGTAAACCCCAGACCTATCATACACTATGCCCTACCACATCAGCGACAACACTAAGCGTGGTTGTCTCTATCTCCTTAAGAAGGACATTGAGTTCTTCTCGGAGATTGTCCCCCTTCTCAAGCCTGATTACTTCGACTTCCCTGCATACAAGAATGTTTTCTTGGGTGTAAGGAATTATTACGACAAGTATCGTAAGCTTCCTTCTGATGGTGTTCTGCCAGACTTCATCAATGCGAGTGTGTCTGGTGCCGCAGATGCAGGTATAGATTACGAGAATACTATTGCTGAGATCAACACGATTGATAAGTCGTGTCTTGGTGATCGTGAGTTCTTGCTTGATACTGTTGAGGAGTTTGCTCGTCAACGTGCGATGGATCAAGCTGTTCGTAAGGCAATGGTCATCCTTAACGAAGAGGGTGAGATTGCTGAGGTTGAAGAGCTTGTAAAGAATGCACTTCTCGTAAACCGTAACGTAGATGTCGGACAGGAATACTTTGAAGATGTCCATGCTCGTCTACTTAGATCCTACCAGGAAAATAATGAGAACAAGATTGGAACAGTATTCACGACTCACGACCGGCACCTCGAAGGGGGCTTGGCGGCTAAAGAGCTTGCTATTGTGGTTGCTCCCCCTGGTGTTGGTAAGTCTCTTTATCTTGTAAACCAAGGTGCTCACGCGATTTACGAGGGGAAGAATGTTCTCTACGTGTCGCTTGAGATGAGCCAGGATAAGATCGCAGGCAGGTTCGACTCGGTTCTTACTGAGATCCGTAACGCTGATCTTAAGAAGCCTCACGCGCAGTTGAAGCTTAAGGACCGTCTGCATGAAGTAAAGGAAAAGACGAACGGTAGACTTCTGATCAAGGAGTTCCCTACGGGAGCATCGAACGTCAACCAGCTTCGTGCTCTCCTTGTCCAACTCAGGCTTCACAAGAATTTTGTTCCTGATCTGATTATTGTAGATTATCTTGAACTTCTCAGACCAAACCGTATAATTGACTCTGAGTATCAGGCTCAACAACGCATCGCAGAAGAACTTCGTGGTCTTGGTGTGGAGCATAACTGTCTGATCTGGACTGCATCTCAAACCAACCGTCAGGCTCGCAAGGTCAACATCATCACCGATGCTGAACTTGGTGATTCCTACGGTAAGATCAGACCAGCAGATTGGGTTATTTCTCTGAATCAGACTCAAGAAGAGTACGATGAAGGTTCGATGAGAGTCTTTGTTATTAAAGCCAGAGACTCGAAGCAACACTACCTAATTAACGTGAGTATCGATTACTCCACTTTACAGATGAGAGAACCCTCCCATGAAGAACAACACTCCGAGTGAGTTTCCTTTTATCAAGGAAAAGAAACACATCTACAACAAATTTATTGAGAAGGAGATCACCCATGTAAATCTTGGGTGGGCTTCTTTTATCATTGAACTGCATTCTGATCTTCACCAGGATGACCAGAAAGTAGACGGTGTCTGCATTTGGGACGAATACAAGATTAAACTTGAGATGAATCTCTCTGATTCTGATGCAAGAGAGACTATAATTCATGAAATCTACCACTGTATGCTTGAAGGCGCAGGTCTTGATGAAAAGAACTTCGATTCTCAAAGGATGTTCTTGACCAACGAGCAGCTTGTGGTAGCATTGTCCAAGCAGACGATGACTCTGCACAACCTTAACCCTAAACTCTTCGCAACGATCTATGGTTAGTTACATCACAGTAAACCAAAATCTTGGTGTTCCTTTTCTCAATCATGAAGTCTATGATGAGATTTGTGTTCACATTGGTCGTCTGGCAAGCGATCCTACTCAGGTCGCTAACCAAATGTGTGAAATTCCGACCGTGTATGCCTATTATTATGGTATCATGATTCGTATCAAGCGACTTCTCGACGACGCCGAAGAGAACTTTGAAGAGTTCAAGGCTACTGCTCGGACTGAGAAGCGATCCGAAGGTGCCAAGCTCACCGCTGTCGCTGGTGAGGACTACGTAAACTCCCTTGAGGAGTCTCAAAACTTTACTTCTGAAATTCGTCATCTCCGAGAGTCTTACGGTTATGCCAAGGGCATCTGTAATACTCTGGATATGAAGAAAGATATGCTTGTCCAGCTTTCCGCTAACAGTAGGCAGGAATCCAAGCTTTACCAATAACTTGTTAGCACTCAATGCAGAAATAGCCCAAGGATAATAATATGGCAAAGACACTAGCAGAACTCCGTGAGTTGCACAAGAACATGAACACCGAGACCAAGAAGAGCACGGGCTCTTCCAATGGTTTCTGGTCGCCTTCGGAAGGGGATAACCTCGTGAGGTTCCTTCCGGGTAAGGATGATCCCCTGGATTTCTTCGTGGAGGCTTCTCTTCACGCCCACCAGGATGATCAGGGTAAGTGGAACTACTACAAGTGCCGCAAGACCGAGCAGGAGCGTTGCCCTGTCTGTGATTTCTACTACGATCTGTGGAAGCGTCACAACGCGATGGGTATGGGTCGTGACGACGATAGCAAGTACAATGCTATGGCTCGCATGATCAAGCCTCGCCCTCGATTCTACAGCACTGCTGTGATTCGTAAGCTGCAAGAGGAGGGTGATGATAGCCCTGTGAAGATTCTCAGCATGAGCAAGCAATTGTTCGACCGTGTGATGGCTGCTATGATCAATGAGGATTTCCAAGATGAGGATGATCCCGATAACAGCACGATCATCTCGTTGGAGCGTGGTAACGACTTCAACATTCGCATGACCAAGCAAGGTCAATGGCCTAGCTACGTCGAGTCGTCTGCTAAGTACAAGAAGACTCGTGCTGGAACTCCGTCTGAGGTCGCTGAGTGGATGGAGAATGAACTGGATATCAAGTCCCTTGGAGGGATTGATAGCTACGAGCAGGGTAAGGAACTCGTTATGACGCTTGAAGCGTCTCTGAACCCTGTCAAGACCGAGACCACCTCGGACAATCCTCCGTGGGAGGAAGGAGATATCAAGGTATGATTAGTAAGAAGTTTTGGATCCCTGCACTGCTCGCCGCAGTGCTGGGGATGTCGTGTGCATCGTGCTCCCTGTTGGAGCGTGTGTTTGGAGACAAGGTTGTCACCACTATCAGCAATGTGAAGGAAGAAAATAAGCAGAATGCCGTTCCTGCCGATCTAGGTCTTCTTCCTCCTAAGGTAGCAACAAAGCTTGCTGAAACTGGTGAAACGATTGTGATTGTTGGTAAGGATGAAGTTGTGGATCCGTCTGAAAAGACCATTGAACTGGTCAACCCCAAGCAAGATTGGGCTGAAAATGCCGTGGGTATTGGTTTAGGTGTAGCCAATGCTGTCTGGCCGGGTGTCGCTGCTCTCGAAGGTTTGGGAGTTCTCTTTTCGCGTCGAAAGAGAAAGCACTACAAGGACGCTATGGTCTCCGCTGTGCCTGCAAATGGTAAGATGGAACTGAAGGATGCTGTGGTCTCGCTGGGTCGAGCGATAGGTGTTGCACACAGTTCGGAGGCTTCCAAGGAAGCGTATGAAGGAGAGCAGAAAGCGGCAGAGTAAAAAACAATACGTGTAGTCTAGATGAAGTTTCTAACCCAGGTCTTCGGATCTGGGTTAGTTTTTTTTATACATGGGACTATTATATCCTCATGCGAAAGTTGAAGATCTTAGTTGTGTATGCAAATCATGGGGGCTGTAGTTACTACAGGCAGTTATCTCCCATGAAGATGTTTCAAGAGGAATTAGGTGATAAGGTTGAAGTAAGATATAACGACAACGCACTAGAAGTAGATCCTCAGAAAAACTATGCGCCTCCACCAGAGAAGCTCACTGATATGAATTGGGCTGATATTGTGTTTGTTGCCAACATATTAAAGTATGGAGGCCCTTACACAGCGCGGGTGATTGGAATCGCAAAGCAGTTAGGTAAATTTGTTCACTTCGATACAGACGATTTACTGACAGATCTTTACGAAGAGCATCACCTTTACAAAACTTACAAGGATAATAAGCTGGATGATATAACAAAGTTTTGTTACCATGCAGCCGACCTAGTAACTGTCACTCAACTTAAGTTTGCAGAGCGTATCAAACCATTTGTAGGTAGGTGCCTCGCTGTAGTTAAGAATGTAATTGATAACACTCTTCCTTGTTGGAATCACCCTAAGACAACTAAAAAGTTCACACGCATCGGCTATGCAGCAGGTATTCACCACAGAGGCGACGTAAAGGTCTTCAATGCTATCCCGCACCTCGTTAATCAAAAGGTCGGAAGAGAGAACGTGCAATGGAACTTTTATGGTCACCCACCACCTGACCCTAATAAACCTAAGACTGGTTGGGAAGCAAAGGTGTGGCCTGAATACATGCAGCAGCTTCTGAGAGGCTTCAAGGGGCAGAAAAACTACAACATACACTACGCACTACCCCCAGATGCTTACGGGCGTTACTACGCGGATATGGACGTTGCAATAGCTCCTCTACAGATGAACAACTTCAACGACTCGAAGTCGGACATCAAGGTTGCTGAATGCTCACGTTATAAGATTCCACTGGTTGCTAGTAATGTTGGTTGTTACGACGAGACTATAATCAATGGAGAGACGGGCTACCTTATTGATCCTGACGCTCCAAAGTCTGAGTGGGTGAAGATCCTTACTAGGCTTTGTAAGGATAAGAAGCACCGCATAGAGCTTGGTCAGAATCTGCACGATCGCACTAAGGATTTGTATGATGGACGCAAACAAGTGTTAGCTCGATACGATCTCTACATGGAAGCTATCAAAAATACAAACCACCCTTTGAAAGATGAAATTTAGTATTATTGTTCCTCACTACGATCAATCTATCTCTGATGAGCTTTTCAGAAGAGGTATGAATTGTTTGCTAGAGCAAACCTTCAAAGACTTTGAAGTCTTGGTGTATCATGACGGCCCTACGTCTAGAGATATACCCATGCCCGATGATGACAGGTTCAAGCTAAGGGTTACTAAGGAGAGGGAAAACAATTGGGGTCACAGTAATAGGGACCGTGGTATACGTAAGGCAAAAGGAGAGTATATTGTTCATTTCAACCCAGACAACATACTCTACCCAGAAGCTTTAGAGGAGATAGTTAGGGAGTCCGAAAAAGACTATAGAAAGGTGGGTTTGAGTAAAAATATTATAGTATTTCCCATCTTGATGAGGGGGATGCAGACCAATGGTAGAGTAGTGTGGCGGGAGAAGGATAATTTGTTAGAAAATTATATGATATTTACAGGTTATCCAACCATTAAATATAACATTGACGCAATGCAGTTAGTTATGAAGAAGGACAAGTGGCTTGCGTATGGTGGTTGGAAAGATTTGAGAGAGGAAGGTGATGGGAACATGTATCCTGAGTTTGTGTCGATGTATGGTGCAAGATACTGCAACAAGATTCTAGGAGAGCACTGGTAATGAAAACACTACATGACACCTCTATTGTTATTTGTTGCCACAATGTAGACTATTTTATTTTTAAGTGTTTAGATAGCCTCAAGACGCACAGCCCTGAATCTGAAATTATCATTGTAGACAGTAACTCCCCAAAGAAAGACTACTTTTATATTGCTAAAAGTAAATATGACGCTAAAATTATTGAAGGTAATTCTAATTACGAGTTAGGTGCTTGGAGATTAGCGTCCAACACTTATGAGAGAGATTCATACCTATTTCTTCAAGATTCTGTTATTCAAAAAAAGCAGATACCACAAGAGATACTTCAATCTGAGTTTTTAGCTATTGAAGCCCTTCCATCCTGGGAGGGATGCAATAATATTAATATCGAAGGTACGAAGAGTGCTTTAGCAAAAGATAAAATCCAAATTAATCCAGACTTTCACATGATATGCGGTTCAATGATGCTAATTAAGAATACCCTATGGAAACAGCTTAATGAGCGTATACCTAATTTTGTTCCGAAAAATAAGATTGACTCCTGTAACTCAGAAAGAATTCTTGGCATTGTTATGACTGATTTAGGTTTTAATCCTGGGAATCACATGCTACAAAAAGGTAGTTGGCATCAACACCAACCAAACAACGGTGAATATTTTACAAAAATATGGAAAGGTAGACTATGAAAGTATTAACAGTAGGAACATTTGATCTTCTGCACTCAGGGCATATACAACTCTTAAACAATTGCTATAAACTAGCTGGTTCTAGTGGGCAGGTAGTAGTGGGTGTAAACAGTGATGAATTTGTATACGAATATAAGAAATCAAAGCCTATTATGCCTTTGAAGGATAGGCTAAGTGTACTATCAAATTTATTAAAAGTTCACAGGGTTATAATTAATGAATCTAAAAGCTTAGAAAAAATGTTAATGGAAGAGAAACCAAATATATTAGTAGTAGGGTCAGATTGGGCTAAGAAAGATTATTTCAATCAAATTGGAGTTTCTCTGAATTGGCTTTATGAAAACGACATACTGTTAGTGTATACTGAATACACACCAGACATCAGCACCTCCCTTATTAAGAAAAGGCTTTAAACATACAAAATTAAAGGATTGTAAAGAATGAACTTCAACGAATTTCAAAAAGAGTGTAAGCGAACTGCTAACCCTAACCTCACATATTCCCAAGCTGCCATGAATTGGGCTCTTGGGATTGCAGGTGAAGCGGGTGAGTATTGTGAACTCATTAAAAAGAGTGAGTTCCATGGTAAGATGCTAAACAAAGATGATGCCAAGAGAGAGCTTGGTGACATTCTTTATTACGTCGCCATGGCTGCTTACAATTTAAATATTGATCTATCAGACGTTGCAGAAGAGAACGTGAGGAAGCTCAGGGCGAGATACCCTGATGGCTTTGTGGAAGGAGGCGGTAAGAGATTCGCCAACAACGACTACGAAGACGACGGGAACTAATAAGCCCGTCTTTTTCTAATTCTATCAAGCTCACAATCTAACTCCATAGACATGTATTCAATGTCTTTGGAGTATTTGTCTTTGTAGTCTATGTCTGCATCTTCGCAGTGGTCATAGTTGTTGTTTTTAATATTGTCAATTTTCTTCAACAACTCATCACGGTCTTCGTTTTTCATAAGCTTTCCTTACGCTTTAGTTAGCAGTGCTCCCACGGAGGAAACAAGAGAGAAGATCATACCCCAATAAAGCCATCCTTGCTTCCAGGTCCGTCTCTCTAACATTTCGAGTATTCTACTGTGCTCCTGGCAAGCTACGTTGAATTTAGACAGCTTGTCCAGAATTTGTTGTTGCTGTTGACTAAGCTCCATTTGAAGCTCAATAGTCTTTTTGTGGACCTCAAGCTGCTGGTTCAGGTCAGCGCGAGTCACATTTTGGTTTAAGTTTTCGGTCATGGCTATACAAGTATTTATGCATTTTGTTGACCTTTCTGTAGTAAAATACGCATCTGGTGGTATAATCTAGGACATGCAAACCTTCCTTCCCTATCCTGATTTCGTCGCATCCGTCAAAGCCCTCGACTACCGCCGTCTTGGTAAGCAGCGTGTAGAAGCTATGCAACTGGTCAACAGCACCAACAAGCTTCTTGAGAACCCCGATGCTAAGGTCGGTTGGATGAACCATCCGGCTCGCGCCATGTGGGATGGCTACCTTCCTGCTCTCAAGCTCTACCACAATGTCTGTATCCAAGAGTGGATTGACCGTGGCTACAAGAACACCATGAAGTTCTATGATATTCCTGACGACGTTCTCATGCCTGCCTGGATCGGTAACGATAGAGTCCATGCTAGCCATCGCAGTAATCTTCTTCGCAAGGATCCTGTGTATTACGCTGCTCATGGCTGGACTGAGCCTACTAATATCGAATATTATTGGCCTGTGAGTTAGACTCCAGGTCTATAATATAATATGAATACAGATATTATTTTGAAACTTAAGAACGCTTCAATGCTCTCGGAGCAAGAGCTTACACCGGAGTTAATCTCCACTGGATCTTATGCACTGAATAAGGTCATCTCCGGTAAATATAACGGTGGTATACCCATCGGTATGATCACGCAGTTTATTGGGCAGGCTTCTACTGCCAAGACTGTGTTTGGCACTCACATTCTTCGTGAGGCACAACGTAAGGGCTACCACACCCTGATTATTGATTCTGAAAATGCCTACAACCCTACGTTTGCTAGGACGTTAGGTATAGACCCTGAGAAGCTTATCTACGCTGCTCCTGAGACTGTTGAGGAGTGCTTTGATACTATTGAGAAGATCATCAACTCGATCCGCACTGAGGATCCTAGCACACCGATTGTAGTCTTCTATGATAGTCTGGCAGTGTCTCCATCTAAGGCTGAGATGGATGCCGAAGGATACGAGGGTAACAACATGCAGGGAGCTACCCGTGCCAAGATGATTGGTGCTTGTCTTCGTAAGATCAACCCTATCCTTAGACCGAAGAAGGTCGCTCTTGTGCTAGTCAACCAGATTCGTACAAAGGTTGGTATGATGTATGGTGACCCTCGCGTGGCTGCTGCTGGTGGTAACGCACTTGAATATTACCTCGGTGTAAACCTGGAGACTTCAAAGACGGATAATATTGGTGATAAGGATAGTCCGACAGGTATTCGAGGTAAGGTAAAGAACAAGAAGAACAAGCTGATTGAGCCCTTTAAGAGTTGTGATTTTGAACTTATGTTCAACAAAGGCTTGAACCCTCTGTATGGTCTTCTTCCTCACCTTGAACGTGACGGTGTTGTAGAGCGCGGAGGTTCCTGGTATACAGTGAAGGCTACTGGCAAGAAGTTCCAGTCCGCTCACCTGCAAGACCTTATTGAGTCAGGGGAAGAAGGTATCAAACCAATTACTGATCTCCTGAAATAGGAATGATACATATACTATAATAAACCCATGAACTTAGAAGACAGACTTACCAGCCTGATTAACGAAACTCTAAAGAAGCAGTTATCCAGTAGTAATGATGTGAACGCTCCGTTTATAGATATCGAGGACTACAAGAAGAAGACTGGAAAAAGATTCAGAATGACAAAGGCGCAGCGGGACTCAGGTCTCACGCGAGAACAAGCATTCCAAGAATTTATGGAAAAGATGGTCGAGAAGGGATGAATTACTTAATTAAACGAGTTGGTTTGTTTATATATGGCATACTATCTATCATTGAGTCTGTGGTCAACACTTTACTTTACATTAGCCACATTGACCTATGTAGGAAGCCTTTTGATATGGCTATGCCATTCTACTTTTGGTATGTTAACAAATTCCTTAAGGGAACTTACATCGCTAACCTCAAAGATAAGCATGGGCAGGACATTTAGAAGAGAAAAGACATATGGGCAACGTCGCCCAAGACTAAATAATCATAGGGACCTTCCTGATTATCAAGACGACCTTCTCGACGATGAGGATCTTGATTACTTCAACGAGGACTTATTCAATGGCAAATTACATTCTCAAGAACAAGATGTGGTCGGATCAGAAAATGAACCGACTGGTCAAAGAGATCAAAGACAACGCAAAGGCTGATCGTGATGCGGCACAGCAGTTATTCGAAGACTGCAAGACCGCTATGCAGGATCTAGGCCAGAACCGTGTCAACTTTGATGATAACGGCAACCCGAACGTGGATGCCTTTACAAAGATTATCGCTGCGTCTACCAATGCTCTTGGTCAGATGGGTGTTGCGAATGAAAAGCTTCTGAAACTGGCTCAGACCATGCAGAAGTATCAACTTAAAGAAATGGATTTGGAGGGTAAGGCTGGTCCTGCTCAACAAGAACTCAAAGGCTCTTTCTTTAGTAACTTAAACGCAATGCTCAACAAGGACAAGAATGCCTCGGAAGACTAACATTAAAGCGTTCTCTAGTGAACTAAACTCTATCATTCACCTCAAGCGTCTCACTGAGCGCCAAGGTAAGATCTTATTTAACAAGCTTACGAAGTTCATCAAGGCATCTGCCTCAGGTGAGTTTGATTTCGTTAAGTATGTGAAGATCATTATCATGGATGCTGTCACTACAGAAGAGAAGAAGACATTTCTTTCTCGGATGGAGGAGGCTTCCAAGGTGAAAGATGCTATTCAGGATCCTCTGCTTGAGTATAAGCTACTAGGTGCATACTACAGTGCTATCATAGAGTTTTACCCAGACTTTAGGATTGAGTATGTCTGTTATGAATTGAATGAGGTTCTACCAGAATCTCTTCTTTTCGAGTCATTAATTAGTGATGCTAAGAATGATGACGAGTTTAGGAAGAAGCTAGAAGAGAAGACTAAGAAAAAGAAGAAGAAGGAGGTTGCCTCTGATAAGCCTCTGTCTAGTTTGGAATCTATTAAACAACTCGATAAGTTCTTAAAGAAGAATATCATAGGCCAGGATGAGGCTATTCGTGCAGTTTGTGACGCAGTGAAACTTAAGGCTGCTGATTTCAGCACACATATGAATCTGTTCTTTATCGGTAAGACAGGCAGAGGTAAGACTCAACTGGCTAGAAAACTAGGTGAGAAATACTCCGATCACTTTTGGGTGATCAACTGTGCGGAGTTTACTAACGGACATGAAGTTAGTAGACTTCTCGGTTCTCCTCCTGGTTACATTGGACACTCTGAGAGTTCGTTGATAAAGGAAAAGGCAGACCAGTCCAACCGATGGACAATTGTATTTGATGAAATCGAAAAAGCACACCCCAAGCTATACAACATCTTACTTAGTTTGTTGGATACAGGCACTCTTACTGATAATTCTGGCAATGAGATTGATCTCACTGATTCCATTTTTATCATGACCTCTAATTGTGGTCTAAAGGACTTGAAGACAAAGACTGTGGGGTTTGGTAGTGAGCCTAGCTCTGACGGTGATAAGGAAGAGATTATGAAGTCCATTGAGGCTACGTTCTCTCCTGAGTTTAGAGGGCGTGTTGATGAGTTTGTGTTCTTCAATGATCTCACATCTGAGGACATTAGAGAGATCGCTAAGTTAGCACTTGCAAAGTATCCTATCAAGGCTACACCTGAGGTTATTAATTATGTTATTCAACATGGATATTCAGAAGAATTTGGTGCTAGAGATATTCAGCGCGTACTTAAAAGACTCGTGGGCTTACCGCTTGCTGACGAGATCTTGGCTAACCGACAGCCTGATAACGGCACGGGTAAGTATGATGCAGAAGTTAGAGAAAATAAGTTAGAAATTATAAACACAATCGGCTCATCAGGTGTATAATGATAACATGACACCTGATCAAGTTGAACTAACCAAGTATCTCACCGACGTTCTGCATCAACTGAGAATCTTGCAGGCCACTGCTTCTAGGCGTAACAAGACTAAGAAGTTCAAGGCCATCTCATCTATCCTTACTATCGTTAAGGGAAGAGCAGACGCTACTTATCAATATGTAAAGGCTGGAGGACACGCAGACTTCTCTGTGATTATCCAACAGCAAATGTATGATCCGATCCTGAAGTGGTTGGAGGCCGAAATTGGATAAGCTAAAAGCGGCTAGCTTAAGTAAGAAGATCAATGAGCTTCAGAATCGTGTAATTGAAATGCAGGATAAGACTGAGCAACAGATCGAACTTATGAACGTCTTTGCCAAGCATATCGCAGACTTGGCAGAGGAGTTGCAATATGAGAAACTTGACGGAGAAGGGCAAGTGCAGTAGTTGCGGTGACTACACAGAAGTTTACGAATACAACAAAGCTAAAAGTTGTGCTAACTGCCTCGGCATGGATCGCCGGGGCATTACTCGTTTAGATATACTAAGGAGAAATACAGGCAAGAAAGATGGATTACGAAAGTCTAGGAAGAAGCGTTGGTGAGTTGGTTGCTGAAAAGCAAAAAGCTTATGGGGATAGCTTTAGTAAGTCTCACAAGATTCTTAAAGTTCTATACCCTGACGGTATCCAACCGGACCAATATATGGATGTACTAACTATTTGTAGGGTTGTAGATAAGTTGTTTAGGTTAGCAACTGATCCTACATATGGAGATGAATCCCCTTGGAGGGATATTTGCGGTTACAGCTTGCTGAGTATGGGTAAGGATATTCGAGAGGCTAACCGTGAGGAGAAAAGATTAGATGGTTAAAGCTACAATTCAAAATCTCTCTACGTTTGATAGAGAACATTGGGTGACGGTGACGTTCCCCACAAGTAAAGTTCAAGACTTCCCTGTCGAATGTAAGTTTGTTACGTCGAAGGGTGATTCCTGGCGAGCAGTGAAGGGTAAAGAGTCTGGTAAGAAGACTGTTTTCCGCATTCAAGCTTTTATGGAAGGTCGTGAAAAGGTTACTGGTAAACTGCAACCTTCGATGGAGGACGTTGCCTTTAAGTTTACTCCGCACCCTTGGGTTATTGATGATCCGATTGCTCTGATGCCTGAGCTTTATGGTATGGAGTCGGAACTCATTTCCCCTCCAACTGTTGTGGATCAGTCGCCTGCACACATGCGCTGGCACCTCAAGTTCAAGGTTCCTGCTAAGGGCCTTATCTTTGAATGGTGGGCAGATATGCTTCACGATGATCCTGTGATGCCGTGTAAGGGTAAGATCATTTGGAGTGATCGTAATGATCCTAATGGTAACAAGACTTTTGATGTTGGTGAGTTGAAGCTTGCGATTGGCGAATACTTCGTCATGGATTTCCAGGCTCGTAAGGGTATTCAGCCTCCAATCCAAGTTGATGATAGTCGTTGGGTTAGCGTCCTCCATGATAAGCTGATTACACTAAATGATGGGGCAGGTATTCCTCTGAGCCTCAACATCTTGGCGTTCACTAATAAGAAGCCTAGCGAGGATCATGATGATCTTGAGGTGGATACCGTGCTGGATGCTCGTTCCATCAAGAATATGCAGGCTGCTCTCGTCGGTGATATAGTCGGTGCTTGCACTGAATGGCAGGGTGATTGGTGTGCTGCCGATAATGTTCCGAAGGCATACCCAGGTAATGTGTTCGACGCGAATGCTGATGCAGCAATCTTCCGTGAGTCCATGTCTGTTAACTTTGGTCACTTCGAGCCTATTGATATTGGCATCGGAAAGACTCCTGGTCAGACTGGTAAGCAAGAAGACTTTGGAGCGACTAAGGGAACTCACGTTGTTCTTAACGAAGAAGTGTCCTACATCCCAGCACTTCAATTTGTATCTTACTACGAACTTTTCCGTGGCATCAACCACTATGAAAGTAATGGTGAGAAGCTGAAGTCTGACGATCACCCGCAATGGGTTACCTGGAGTGGCAGAACACACTGGCATCCTGGCGTGTCGCCTGACAGAATTGGTAAGAATGGTGATGCTCCTCCTGGCACTGGTTGGTGGGGTTACGATGATCAACACCGTAGCCAAAACAACTTTGCTGCGTATGGTATGCTGAGTGATGATCCTCTTATTGAAGATCAGATGGCACACCAGCTTGAGGTTGACAAGGCTTCTTACCGTATCAAGTTCCCGACCTATGGCACTGGTGCTGCTCGTGCTCAAGGTAGGCAGGTTGGCTGTTGGGCTCAATTCCTTGCACTGACTGATGGTGTTTTCCATGCTGAATGGAAGAAGCTTATTGATGCCAGAGTTCATCAATCTGTTTCTCAGGCCACCATGATCAATAACAAGCCGATGAAGGTGTTGTCGGTCATTCCTCCTGATGGTAGAAAGCGAATCTACAAGGATGGTCAGCTTGCACAGACTGTTTCTATGTGGGAGCATGGTCTTGCACTGGTTGGTCTCTACAAGGCTTACAAGAACAACCCAACTACGGAGTTGAAGTATGCTCTTACGGCTCTTTCTGAGACAATGTTACAATTCGCTTGGTTTACAGAGAAGGGTAACCGATATGTTGTTGGTGACATCATGTGGAATGATGGCAATCCTGTCGAACTCAAACTCTCCAATGGTTGGGATGAGACGGGTAACAATCCAATGACACAGCAATTTGTTTACACTCAGGATGGTCGAGGCATCAACGCCTGGACAATGGCTGGTTTGAGAGTGGCTCGTGAGTTCCTTGATTACAAGAATACTCAACTTGATGCTCTTCTTAACACATCTGTGGGCAACCGAGAGGATGCTGAGTGGCGTGCTGCCACAAGTTCTTGATAATAGACAGGTTGGGTCTGTAAAATTCAGACCCAACCTGCTATAATGAATAGTATGATTCAATTGACTGACAAGCAATGGGCTCTCTACGAAGAGCGTTATGGTAAGCTGATGCACACTATCGCCATGAAGATTTCAGGTGATGATGCTATTGCAAACCACGAGGATAACTACGCAGACTTGTGCATGGCTGCTCTCGAATCTATTGAAGGGTTCAAGAAGAAGACAGGCGAAGACTTTGATGAAGCTATCAATAACAAGCTCTTCGACCAGTATACCAAGACTGTGCTTTGGAATCGTAAGGCTAAGAAGGGCATCCCCCTGACCAAGAAGATGGAGTTTAAGAATAGACAAATTTCTATTGATGCTCCTTCTCTGATTGAAGAGGATATGAACCTGAGGGATAAGATTCCTGATAGTCGTTACAACTTTGATGTATCCTCGATTGACCTCGAAGACTTCACCAAGAGCCAACCTAAGGATGTGCAGAAGATTATTAATGCCATCATTAAGAACCCTACCATCCTTTCGAAGGACGGTATCTTCAATCACTCTGCTATCCGTAAGGATACTGGTCTCTCTGTTCACTTTACAAGAAAGGCTGTTGAACGTCTGCAAAACTCGCTGAGAAAGAATTATGAAGTCTGAGCACGTAGAAAAGATACTTGATGATGCCGCCTACAAGGTTGTGTGGGGTGACCATAAGCCGAAGTATGAGTTTCTGGCAGAGTATTGCCCTGGAACCATGCTAGATCCTGAATGGGATGCCCTTGAGATGTTGCAATACGAACTCATGGCGCTTAACATGAGGAAGCAATATGGCTTCAACCAAACTCCTGAATCGGATTGATAACCACGTTCAATCTCTCCTTACTGACAACAAGGAGAGATTATGGCCTGCTTCAACATCTATTGCTAATAAGTTTAAATTACAACTTGTAGCCACTGGTGGTACTACAAGAGTTGTAATGAAGAAGAAGGGTGGTCGCACTGTTATCAAGGTAGGCTACCCTTCTCATAACCGTGCTGAGTATGCTGCTTATAAGGCTCTAGAATACTCCACGTTGGGAGATCTGCTTGCTCCTTGTGTAGGGATCAGTGATAATGGTTATGCTCTTGAGATGCAGTATGTACCTCGTCCAATCCCTCAAGCAAAGGGTGAATACTACTGGTTCAATCCTGAGTTTGTAAAGTTGCGTGATAAGCTTGAGAGCCACTTCTCTTTTATCAAGGGCTACAACAAATATGCATGGGGTGCAGATTTTCATGAAGAGAACATGCGAGTGATGCGTAACGGTGACATCAAGATCATCGACTATAGTAATCTTCTTTCAGACATGTTCTTACGACAAAAGAAGACTACAGTTGAAAAAGCTATCAAGGGGGTGTTGCGTCTAGGATACCCTCGTGTGGACATCAAACTCACACTAAAGAATAGAATCATCTCCTATGAGGATAATAATGACCATTCTTACAAGGTTGCTATTGATCCTCAGGAAGAGGAAGCTATAATCTAGGCATGTTCGGGGCAGTAACTCAGTTGGTTAGAGTTCGGGTCTTATATACCTGCGGTCGTTGGTTCGAGTCCAACCTGCCCTACCATTATGACAGTGTGGTGGAATTGGCATACACGACAGACTTAAAATCTGTTGACCTTAACGGTCTTGCGGGTTCGAGTCCCGCCACTGTTACCACTCATGCCTCCGTAGCTCAGTTGGTAGAGCACTCGGCTTTTAACCGATTGGTCGTAGGTTCAAATCCTACCGGGGGTACCATTTAGTATCATGAAACAAATCATTCACGTTAATCAGCATAAGATTCGTTCTAACACCAAGAACGGGACTAATGATCCTGTCCTCACTGTAAAGACTTACAAGGACAATCAATACGCTCATCAAGCTATCCTCAGAGATGGTGATGGGAAAGAGATTGCACGGGTAGTCTATAGTGCAGACAAGC